ACCGTCGGGCAGATTTACACGGTCAACAAGCAGACCAGCTTGGGCATGCGCCAGTCTGACAACGCCACGGCTGTGGCCGTCAGCACCAACAACGCTTTTGTCGGCATTGCCTCGAAGATTCAAGCACCAGCAGCCAATGTCACCACGATTGGTGGAAACGGTGTGATCGGCTCGGGCTCATACTCGATTGGGGCAAACAGTGGAAGCAACTCTGGGAATTCTGGTCGCATTGCTGGGGGCAGCATCACTGACAATACTTCTGTTCCAACCGTAGTCCCCACAACCACGACTACGACGACCAGCACCCTGAGTTGCACAACCGGACCCTGCTGATGAAAGACTGGGCTGTTGCATTCATTGCCGCAGCCCTTGTCGTTGGGCTGGTAATCTGGTGTGCATACATCGTTATTCCGTTGTTTAGGAGCATGTAGTGCTTGCCGAGATTGCTGCCGCCAATGCGGCCTTTGCTGTAATAAAAGGTGCGCTGGCGAACGGCAAGGAGCTGCATCAGCTCGGTTCGCGGGTCTTTGATTACTTTGACAACAAAGCCAAGATTCAGGAGCAGGCCAACAAGAAGGGTGGCGGCTCCGACCTCGAAGAGTTCATGGCGCTTGAGCAGCTCAAGCAGCAAGAAGAGGAACTCCGAGAGCGCATGGTCTACGCCGGTCGTCCGGGCATGTGGGATGACTGGACCAAGTTCCAGGCCGCTGCTGCCCGTAAGCGCAGGGAAGCCAAGGAAGCCGCAGCACGGGCCGAGGTCCAGCGCAAAAAGAGGCGAGAGCAGCTGGCCGAGTACATCGCCATCAGCCTCGCCACTATCGTCCTGGCTGCACTGTTGATCTACGGCATCTTCATTTACATGATGTACATCCGCAAATGACCGAGAAGGCCGACACCATCATTGACAAGGTGCTGTCCTATGTGGACAGCCCTTTCAAGCTGTTTGCTGTCATCTTGATGGGTGTGGTGGCCTTCTCTGGTTATTTCCTGTGGCAGAACCAAGAATTCATGCGTGACGCCTACAAGGAGTCCAAGAAGCTGCCCGAGATCAACACGGCCAGGGCCGATGAAGCCAGCGCCATGCTGTTCAAGCAGACGAGCGCTACCGTTGTTGCCATCTTCAGGGTCAACCCGCTGTTCAATTCCCGGGTGGTCTACAAAGCATACACCAAGGATGGCAGGGACAAGAGCATTGACGATATTGACGTGGGGCTGTTCACTCACAGCACACCCAACAACAACGACGTGGTCAAGCTGATGACCAACCAAATCCCTTGCGGGGAGTACCGCTACGCGCAGTCTGAGGTGGGCTTGTGGTACATCGAGAAGGGCGTGGGGTACACCTGCCGGGTAAGCGTCCCGCCAGACAGTCCGAGGTTTGTCGGGCAGGTCACCGTGGGGTGGCCGCAGGAGCCAGAAAATCTTGAACAAGTAAAATTCATGCTGGAGATCGCCAGCGCAATGCTAACCAAAAGGGGTAACTGATGCTTTCACTGTTCTCAACTCTTGGGGGTCTGCTGATCTCCGGCCTCCCAAAACTGCTGGAGTTCTTCCAGAACAAGGCCGATCAGGCGCACGAGCTGAAGCTGGCCGCACTCCAAAACGAGCGTGAGCTGGCCATGGCCGCGCAGGGCTTTGCTGCCCAGTTGAAGATCGAAGAGGTCCGCACCGATCAGGTCCAGATGGAGACCGACGCTCGGATGACTGAAGCGGCGCTCAGCCACGACGAGAAAGTGCTTGAGAAGGCCAGCAAGTGGGTTGCCAACTACGTGGGCACCGTGCGCCCCACCGTGACCTACATCTTTGTCTTTGAGCTGGTGCTGATCAACGGCTTCATGGCCTTCTACCTGTGGAACCACCCCGGCCTGATTACCAGCATTGATGACGTCATCAAGTACGCAGACCTGATCTTCAGCGAAGACGAGATGGCCATGCTCGGCGGCATCATTGGTTTTTGGTTCGGCTCTCGCGGCTGGAGCAAGAAGTGAAACTGAGTAAAGCAGGCGCTGATGTGATGCACCGCTACGAGGGGTGCAGGAACAAGCCATACCTGTGTCCCGCTCATATCTGGACGATTGGCTACGGCCACGTCCTGTACCAAGAGCAGATCAGGCTCCCCATGGTCCGGCCACCGGGCAAGACCAAGGCCGACATCCCCATGATCCGCAGCGAGTACCCATTGAAACCGGAGGACAGCCGTGTCTGGTCAAAGCAGGAAATTGAGGAACTATTCTCGACTGACGTCGCTTCTTTTGAACGTGGTGTTCTTCGACTTGTTCCCGGCGTTGTTGGCCGTCAAGGCAGCTTTGACGCTCTGGTCTCTATCTCCTTCAATTTTGGGCTAGGCAACCTCCAGCGCAGCACCATTCGCATGAAGGCCAACCGAGGTGACTGGGCCGGTGCAGCCGATGCGTTCCGTGCTTGGACCAAGGGCGGCGGCAAAATCCTTCCCGGGCTGGTCAAGCGCCGTGAGGCCGAGATTGCGCTGTTCTTGAGTTAAGTGCGAAAATGCCGCATATGACCGAACTTTTTTGACTGGAGCTCATTATGAAAGCCCCTCCGATCTGGGACAAAAAACGCCCTAAAAGCATTGGGAAGCCCAAGGCCCTGACTCCTGCAAAGAAGGCTTCCGCGAAAGCCGCTGCTAAGAAGGCAGGACGGCCGTACCCAAACCTGGTTGACAACATGCGCGCTGCAAAGGGGTAAAAATGCCACTGCTTCGACTCTTCCTCAAGCCCGGCATTGACAAACAAAACACCGAATACGGCGCTGAAGGCGGCTGGGTGGACGGTGACTTTGTGCGCTTTCGCTACGGCTTGCCAGAGAAGATTGGCGGCTGGGAATCTTTTAACAGCCCACAGGTTTATTTCATAGGGGCTGTCTCTGAGGTTTTTACGTGGAACGCTCTGGACGGAACGCCCTACATGGTCCTCGGCACCAACCGAAAAGTCTATGTTTTTTACGGGGGAGATTGGGCAGACATTACTCCCATCCGGGCTACTGACACGGTCACTTTTGACACCACAAACGGTTCAACTACGGTCACAGTTAATGATGCAAGCCACGGCGCCGTCGTCGGTGACTTTGTCACTTTTAACACAGTTACCGGCAATCCTGGCGGCATTCCAAATGCCAGCTTGACTGGGGAGTTTGAGATTCAACAAATTTTGAGTGGTAGCCAGTACACCATCGTGTCGCCTACCGCTGCCTCCTCTACCGCTTCTACTGCAGGCACCGCCAACGCGGTGTACCAAATCAATGTCGGCAGTGACGTGAGCTTCTTTGATTACGGTTGGAACACAGGTGCGTGGAACGCCTACGCTTGGAACACGCCCCGTCCGCCTACCGTTCTAGGCCTCGCCCTAGGGTCCCGTGTTTGGCAGTTTGACAACTACGGTGAAGACCTGATCATGCAGCTTGTAAATGGTCAGATTTTCCAGTGGTCCCCGTCATCGGGCCTTGGAACACGGGCCACGGTCATCGCAGGCGCGCCCACACGAAGCGCTTTTGCCATAATCTCCACGCCTGACCGGCACCTGGTCTGCTTTGGCACAGAGTCTGTGCTTGGCGATCCCACCAGCCAGGACCCGATGTTTGTTCGGTATTCAAGCCAGGAGGACATTGGCCAGTTTGTGGCCACTGCTACCAACACGGCGGGTGGACAACGGCTCACGGACGGCAACGAGATCATCTCGGCGTTGCGCTCCAGAGGTCAGATTTTGATTTGGACAGACACGTCTTTGCATGGCCAACAGTACATCGGGCCCCCCTACACTTTTGGTTTTCAACAGCTCGGCGCTAACTGCGGCATCATCGGCCCGCATGCCTGCGCTGACGTTAACGGCGTGGCGTATTGGATGAGCAAGGACGCTTTCTTTGTGTTCGACGGTACAGTGAAAAAACTCCCCTCCTCTGTGCAAGATTATGTGTACGACAACATCAACCTTGGACAGGGGTTCGCGGTCAACGTGGCTATCAACACTCAGTTCAATGAAGTAACGTGGTTTTACCCTACTACTGACAGCTCATATGTCAACCGATCGGTGACGTACAACTACCTGGAAAACGTCTGGTCTATCGGCACGCTGGCTCGCACTGCATGGCGCGACGTTGGGTCCTTTCCATCGCCACTGGCCACAAAATATGATCCTGAGGCAGCAGAAGCAAGCCTTACCCCAATTGTGGGGCTTACTCCAGGACGCTCAATTCTGTATAACCAAGAGATAGGGGTAAATGACGACGGCACGCCTATTCCTGCCTACATTTACTCTGGATATTTTGACATCGGTGACGGTGATCAAGTGCTTTTCATGAAGCGGTTCATCCCTGACTTCAAGAACCAGGTGGGCGACTTGACAGTAAGGTTGCTGTTGCGCCTGTACCCGCAGACAAGCGCTACGCCCAGCTCCTTGGACCCGTACATCATCACACCCACTACCGACAAAGTCGACACACGGGCGCGCGGCCGACAGATTCAACTGCGCATTGAAAGCGATGAGATAGATACCAACTGGCGCTTTGGCACGATGCGCGTCGACATCCAACCGGACGGCATTCGATGAGCAAGATTACCAACGTCCGTCTGCCCAACGCGTCGACTGGGGGCTACGACCCTGCCCAGTTCAACCAGCTGGTGCGTTCGCTTGAGCAGGTCATCCTGCAGCTCAACAACACCTACACTCCTGTCACCAGTCAAGACACTGCAGCCGCAGCCACGTGGGCAGGCATGGGCGGCGGTGCGGGTGGCGGCTTCGCAGGCGGTGTTCGGGGGTTTCAGCTGTCCAACGGCATGCTGCAGCCTCATGCCATGTTGATTTCCAACACGGACCAGACCAGCGCAGGCATTACCAGCGAAAACCTCCTGACCTTTGATACCGTGGCGCTGTCCAACGGCATCCGTGTCGTGGACAACAGCAAGATTTACGTTCCCTGCTCGGGCCAGTATTTGGTGACGTTTACGCTCCAGGTCTCCAACCGCAGCAACGCCGTGGCGGAATTTGAGGTGTGGGCCAAGGACACGGGAGTTAACTACCCCTTAAGTAACACCCGATTTGACGTGCAAGCGCGCAAAAGCGCAGAAGTTTATGCCCACGTGGTGCCCGCCATTACAGGCATCTTCACCGTCACCGACCCCACGGTAAACTACCTTCAGATTGCATGGTGGTCGGGCAACATTGACGTATATCTGGAACACTACGCCGCAGGGGTGAGCCCCACGCGGCCCGAGATTCCCTCGGTGATTCTCACTATCAACTTTGTTTCAGCGGGCTGACCATGGCAAACAAGTATTTACGCAAAAACCTCACTCCGTCAGCCACCACGGAGACGACGATTTACACGGTCCCTGCTGCCAACACGGCCGTTGTGTCGTCGCTGCGCGTCACCAACCGCAACGCTTCTCCAGCGGCGTTGTCCATCAACGTCTACCCAAGCGGCGGGGCCACAGCTTTTGCTTTGTTGAAGACCTATTCACTGCCCACGAGCCAGACCATGGACGCTTTTAGCGGCGTTCCGTGCATTTTGGAGACCGGAGATGTCCTGAAAGTTACCTCCAGCGTGGCAACCGTGGACTTTCACATGTCTTATTTAGAGGTGGACAGGTCGTAATGAGTGGACAAAACTTGACTTTTTGTCGGATAATTTCAGCCATTAACGCGTCCTTTCCCGGCGCGCAGCCCCACGCGAGGCTAGTGGCAAAAACTGGAAAGGACTATCATGGTTAATGAAGGAATCATGGCGATGCCTCAAGGCATGCCCATGGAAGGCGAGCAGCCCGTAGCTGAGCCAGTCACCACTGTTTCAAGCGGTGAGTCGTATGACGCTGCGCAAACAGCGCTTCAGCGGATGAACCCCCAAGAGTACGCAGTACTCAAAGAAACCCTGCGCCAGAACTTGGCGGATGTAGAGCTTTCAGCCGCCGAAATATCTTCGATGCTTGAGGCGCTGGTCTACATGACACAGAATCCGGCGCAGTATCCGGAGTTGCGCCAGAACCTGATCAACAGCGGCATGATTGATGCTGAAGATTTGCCAGAACAATTTGACCTTGAGTTTCTGGGCGTCTTAATCATCTCTCTCCATGAAATGCAGTTGATGCAGTTCGAGGGAGCGCAGGCTCCAATGATGGACATGCCCCCTGTACAGGGCGAAGACGCTATGCAAGGTCTTGATGGGGCCCAGCCAATGGCCATGGCCCAAGGCGGCCTGGCGGACGTTGCGTCTTACATGGCTTCTAAAGGGCGCAATGGCGACACGATGCTTGCGCACATTACCCCCGGAGAAGCGCAGATGCTCAGAGCCCGAGGCGGCTCTGGCACGATCAATCCTGTCACGGGCTTGCCTGAGTTTTTTCTTAAAAAGCTTTTCAAAAAAGTAGTTAACGTAGTAAAGAAAGTCTTAAAAAACCCTATTGGAAGGATTATTGCCACAGTGGGCCTTGCCACCCTTTTGGGCCCCACTGCGATTGGGGCGACGTTAGGTAAGGCAGGCACTGCTGCGCTTGTATCCGGGGGCGTCACACTGTTGGGCGGGGGCAAACTAAAAGATGCTCTGATTGCTGGAGCCACTGGTTATTTTGGGGCAGGCGGGACCATTGGGGGCTTTAACCCCATACAGTCTCTTGGCTCTTTCTTGCCGGGGGCAGCAGGTGGTGCCCTTAACACAGGCTTGGCCACTGGTATTGTCGGTGCAGGTATCGGCAAGCTGGGGGGCATGAGCACTCAGGACGCATTGAAGATGGGCCTTACCCAAGGCTTGTCCGCCGGTGCGATGCAGGCCCTCCAAGGCCAGCAGGCTCCTGCCGAGCCGCAAATGCAGTCTAACCCGCAAACAGACAGCCCTTTCTCAGGCGCAAGAACCGACGGCACTGCTCAAAGCTTGCTTGCGTCGCAGCCTCAGGCCAGCCAGCAGATGCAATTTGATACGTCCCCACTGGGAGGTGCACCAGCAGCTCCTAAGGGCTTTTTTGAATCAATGTTCAGCTCCGATCCTGCTCCCGCTGCAGCTTCTGACCCGCTTAGCGCTGCTCCGGGCTCCTCTGCCGCCTTGGGCGCAGGCACTGCGGCTCCTGCCATACTAGGAGCTGCTCCAGGCGCTGCCGCTGCCATGGGTTCCGCCGCTCCTGCCGCCGCAACAGGGGGTATGTTTTCGGGCATGATTCCAAAAATCGGCCTTGGCCTTGGAGTTGCGGCACTGGCTGGCGGCTTTAAGGACAAGACGGAATTAAACCCGGTCTCAGAGGCTGAAAAAGAGCGGTATCTTGAGAATCTCAAGATAGCAAAACAACGCGACGACTTTATTAGAGGCGGTGGTTATGGCCTTGAAATGCCTTCGATTACCACACGCAACCCAATTGTGGCCACTGATTACTCAGCGACGCTTCCTATCAGGCAAGACACTTCGGTAGTAATGCCTACGGGCATTACTCGTTCTCCTGGCGGCATAGCACAGCCGTATAACCTTGCGGGGATGTATGGAGTGCCATTGATTTATGGGCTGGCCAAAGGGGGCATGCCAACACCTACAAACTTCCCACGAAAAACAGGGCCAATCAATGGCCCGGGCACCGGAACGTCAGATGACATCCCCGCTATGCTATCGGACGGAGAGTTTGTGTTCACGGCCAAGGCAGTGCGTAATGCCGGGAACGGAAGTCGTCGCAAAGGAGCGGCGCGCATGTACAAGCTCATGAAAATGCTTGAAGGCGGTCCTGTAAAGGGGAAATAAATGGCAACCGAAGCTACTACACAAATATCGGCAGAATCCCCGAGGATCGAAGATGCTCGGATGCGGTTGCTAGATGAGGCCGAATCACTGGCCTTTGGTGCTCCAAATAATGCGAGTGCCATGCAGTATTTCCAGCAGAACCCAGATGTTGCTGCTGCGTTTAAGGCAGACCCTAAGGGTCTGACGGCTGCACAGTTTGCTCAGCAACATTACCAAGAGTTTGGTCAGAAAGAGGGTCGAGCAGCTCCTCCCGTCCGTCCCACTTTAGGGTCCCAGCTCAAAGAATTTGGCGCATATAACGTAGCCGGGTTTACTCCTGCCCAGCAAGCCGCTTTGGACGCGGCTGCAAGCCAGGGCATCGGGGCTTACAACCCTTACATGGACAACGCGAATGCTGCCCTGGCTGCCGCCTACGGCACCACAGGAGAGGCCGCTGACGTATTGCGCGGTGCAGACACCCGTAACCAGTTCTTCGACGCACAGGCCGCTATGCGGCAGGCAGGGCAGGCCGGCGGTAACATCACCTCGGGCATTGGCCAAATCAACGAAGGCCTGAGTTACTTGGACAGCGCCGCACGGCGCACGGCCCAGTCTGACACCACCGGACAATTTGGCGCTGCTCGTCAGGACTTGCAATCAGGCCTTGGCGCGTTGTCCACGGCCCAGAACCTGGCGGCAGGATCGAGTCAAGCTAATCTGCAGCCTGCCACGTCTAACATTGGCCAAGGTATTGGCGGTCTTGGCCAAGCGCAGCAGCTTACGCTAGGGGCAAGTAGCGCAAATTTCATGCCCTCGCAGCAGCTCCTGCTTGGTGCATCCAGGGGTTATGACCCTGCCTCCGCGCAGGCCTTCATGGACCCCTATCGCCAGCAGGTCATTGACGAGACCATGCGCCAGATGGATCGCCAAGGCGCGATTGCTGGCCAAGGCCTGGCCAACCAGGCGGTGCGCTCCGGTGCTTTCGGCGGCGAACGCGAAGGGATTCAACGCGCTGAGATGCAGCGTAATTTGATGGACCAGAAAGCGTCGACCATTGCCAACCTTCTGTCACAGGGCTACTCGCAAGCACAGGCCCAAGCCATGAATGCGTTCGAACAGCAGCAGGGCCGTCAAATGCAAACGGGGCAGCAGTTCGGTTCACAGGCAGCGCAGCAGGCTCAACTGGGCCAGGGCGCAGCAGGCTTGTACGGAAACCTGGCTCAAAACCAGATTGGCGCAGGGCAAGCCCTTGGCCAACTGGGGGTGCAACAAGCTCAACTGGGCCAAGGCGCAGCAGGGCAGTTTTTGCAGGCAGGACAGCAGTACGGCAACTTTGCCTCGCAGGGCGGTGCACTGGCGGGCCAAGAGTCAGCAATCAACCAGAACATCTCGAACTTGTTGCTGCAAAATGCGCAAGCACGAAATCAGGCTGCGCAAACGGCCGCTGGCATTTACGGTCAGCAAGGGCAGCAGTTCCAGCAACTGGGCCAAGGCATTGGCGCTTTGGCAGGGCAGCAGTTTGGCATCGGCCAGCAGCAGGCACAGGGCCTTGGTGCGATGGCCGGTCAACTCGGCCAGCTCGGCGTGCAGCAGGCTGCTTTGGGTCAGACCGCTCAAGGCCTGCAGCAAAGCGACATCAACTTCTTGTACAACACTGGGCAAGCTCGCCAAGCGCTCAACCAGCAGGCGCTCGACGCTCAACGCGCTACGAACATGCAGCAGATTTATGCGCCTTACCAGCAGGCAGGGTTCTTGTCGGACATCCAGCGCGGAGCCCCTAGCACGCAGATGTCGACTACCATTTCAAGCATCCCTCAAGCCAGCCCTTTCCAACAAGCTGTTGGCATTGGCTTGGGAGCCATCTCCACCTTAGCAGGTGCACAAAAAGCTGGTCTTAAACTTTTCTAAGAGGTCGACATGAATAAGAAAATGATGGCAATGGACGACGACATTGAAAACGTCGGCATCATGCAGGGTTTTATGGACTCCATGGTCGACGAGGACGAAGGCGATGATGAGGGCGATCCAGAGGAGAAGCTGGAGCGCCGCCCTGACACCCCTGAAATTTTGATGAACAACCTGCGCGGCGACATGCGCTCTATTGAAGCGCGTCGTGATGAACTGGCCGACATGGTGGGCTACCAAGCAGCTACAGAGACGCCGGAATCAGTGTTGGCCATGCTGCAGCCTGTACTGGCGCAGCAGGGCGGCATTGGCGCGTTGCCTCAATCAGGGCCCATGGCTCAAGGGCCACAGGCCCCGATGATGGGTGGCGCTCCTGGTATGCCCCCTCCTGGTATGCCTCCAGTGCCTGCCGGCATGGGCGTTCCTCCGCCTGGTATGCCTCCGATGCCTCCAGGCGCGGGCATGCCTCCTCCGCCTCAACAAGGCGGTATTGCCGAGCTGATGGCAGGCATGGGCGGCGCTCAAGGTGGTATGCCTGCATCTGACCAGCCTCCAGTGGCCATGGCGCGTGGCGGGCTTGTCCAAAATTTCAGCTTGGGGTCAAATGAAGAAGGCGTGACCCCTGCTGCTGAACAAGGCCCTTCTGATGCGGGAATGATGATGTTTCCCCCGGAGATGGTGGCTGCTGCTCAGCGCCAAGCCATGGGCACGCTTAACCAGCAGCCCACTCAGGCCCCAAGCATTGAAGAAGCGACCATGTCCCGCCTGCCACTGCTCAACAAGTTGATGGGCCCGGACAGAAACGCGATGCAAGCACAAATGCTTTTTGACCTCGGACAACGGGCCTTTGGCTTTGCGGCTAACACCGACGAGTCAGGACGCCCATTGAAGGGTAGCTTCATGTCCCGCTTGGCCGGGGCTACCCGAACACTGCCTGCAGCGATGGGCAAGCAGCTTGAGCAAATTACCCAGATTGACCGCCAGATTAAAGCGCTGGCTCTGCAACAGGGTGAGAAGGACGTCGACAAGATTGAAGCGAAAAACGCTGCACTGGAAAATCGTAAAGGCAGTTTGCTCAACGAAGTGCTGCGCGCGCAGGCCAAGATTGAGGCCAAGAAACTAGGGGGCACCAAGCCCACCAGCATGTTTGGCAACAGCTTGGACGGGCGCATTCTGGACGCATTCGCCACCATCGGCCCAAAGATTGAAGCTGGAACCGCCACAGAGCAAGAAAAAATAATCTACAACTTGTCCGCGCAGCATTACACGCGGCTCACCCCTGTGCCAATTATTGATCCAGTGGACAAACAAATTAAGGGATACACGATGATGAGCAGGCCAATGCCTGTGCTAGGGGGCACCCCTCTTCCAGGACAAGGGGGAGCGGGTCCTATGGTGGGTCAAGGTGGTCCAATGCCCATGTCGCCAAGTGTTCCTCCACTACCGGGTGCGACCAATGCGCCGGCGGCAGCGCAAGAGCCCGCGCGAGAGCCCGAAATTAGTCTTTTCAGGGACAGATTTAAAATCTATGGACCAGTAGCTGCCGGAGCCGACACCATTTCGGGAATTCCAGGACTTGGTGCCCCGTTTTCAGAGGTTACTATTGCGCGAAGCCAGGGTGATCAAGTAGCTGAGCGCGTCATAAACTCCTTACTAAAGAGCACTCAAGGCAGTGTTAGGGAGCAAGAACGGTTACAAGGGGTGATAGGTATCAGGCCTGGTGCCGTGAAGGACCCAGATGACGCTGGCGCAAGACTTATTGGTTTAGGAAGCACTATTCGAGACATCATTAGAGAGAACGAGGAACGGGGCATGGATAACTCAGGCCTAACCCCGGAAGCCAAGGGTTTAGCGCGTCAGAAAGCTGCGGAGCTTAGAGCAATTTACGATAGGCTAGGGCTACCGCCTGTCGTATATTCTAAAGAAGAAGCGCAGAGGCTTAGGCTTAAGCCGGGTACCGTAGTCTTGTTTGGCGGCACTCAATTGGTTGAAGTTGAGGAATACTAACGCGTTGCCAACATTAGGCAGGAAGTGAGAACATTGCATGTCCAAAGATGATTCAATTCCGGAAGGGTTTAGAAGCGTTCAAAAATCTCCGCTTAGGATTCTGACGGAACCATTTGAGACTAAGCCCATACCTGAGGGGTTTAGAGCACCCTCTGACGCCTCTCCACCTCTTTTAGACAGCGCAGGGGAGGCGGTTAAAGGAACCGGCCAGGGTTTGCTTAGCTTTGGACCTGCAGTAGCAGGGGCTGTTGGGGGTTTAAAACTGGGCATGGCCACGCTCAATCCATTTGGAGCCTTGGCAGGAATGATCGGAGGAGGCATTGCAGGCTACTACGCTGGCCAAAGTGCAGAAGATGCCTATAAGAGTTTCTTCCCGGAACCCACTAACCCTACTTTAAGAGCGTACCGTGAGGCAGGTAAGACGTTTGGCAGTAGCTTGCCGGCTTCTGCCGCCGTTCCTTTTTTGCCAACGATGACGGGAAATCGTGTCAGCCGATTTGTCACAGGTATTCGCGACGCCGCTGTACGTAATCCAAAGTCATTTCAAACCGCTGAGGTCTTAGCGGCACTTGGCTCAGGTGCCGGTGCTGGAATAGCAGAAAGCACCGACCCAGGAGCCCCCGGCACAAGGCTTGCGGGGGAGGTTTTGGGAGGGCTCGTACTGCCGAGCCCCGCTACTTTGATTGTTAGTCAATCCGGGGTTTTGGCGGATGCTTTAAAAAGAATGACGGGCAGTTTTAGTGAAAGCTCTCGTGAAGCTGCAGCGGCAAAACGATTGACTCAGATTCTGGAAGAATTTGGGGAAGACATTCCCGCATTGATTCGTGCTCTAGAAGCCGACACGCCGATTGACAAGTTGTCTCAGCCAGGGGCAAAACGGCTCACGCCAAGCTCCGCCCAAAAGACAGACAGTCTTGGGTTGACCGCCTTGGAGTCCGCACTTGGCCAAGGCAACAAAGAGTTTCTTGGGAAGGTCCGAGAGCAGGGTCGACAGTCTGCTCAAGCCTATCAGCTGTTGACAGACAAACTGAAGGACATTGGCACTCCAGAGTCCTTGGCCATGGCCGCCAAGGTCCAAGAAGGCCGCTTCACTGCCATGCTCGATAAACGGCTGGAAGATGCGGACAAACTTGCAGCGTTAAAAATTTCGAAGTTTACAAAAGACACGCCCGAATCTCGGCAGGCGATTGGCGCAACGATCAAAGAACAAACTGAACTTGCACTGCGCGACGCTCGCGACTACGAATCTAGCTTGTGGAAGCAGGCGCTGTCACAGATGTCGCGCAAGCCTGTAAAGATGCCCCCTGGCGTACCGTTAAATGTTGTCTCTATTCCAACTCTTGCGCCTACAAGCACTGTCAAAGATTTCATGGACTACACGCTAAGCATTGGCGATGCGGTGCTAGAAAAGAATACCCCAGCTTTGGTTAAAAGCATCATGGGCAAGTTTGGCGTAACGCTTAACGACATTAAGAAGTACAAAGCAGGACGCCGAAGCGAGGAGTTTGCTCTCACGGGAGAAATCCCGGCGCGGTTCCTGCCTCAGGCCAAAGAGTTGGACCTGTCCGAGTTGGTAAATTACCGCTCCAATCTTTTGAATGAGGCACGTGAAGCGGCAGGAAAAGGGGAGGCGGCCAACGCCAACTTTTACAGCACACTTGCCCAAGGTCTGACGAAGGACTTGGACACCGTCAAGAACCCCGCGTTTGATGAGGCCCGCGCTTTCTCCAAGTCTTTGAACGATGTCTTTACTCGTTCATTTGCCAACACGGTCACTGGAGTAACGGGGACCGGAGCAGAGCGCTTACCTCCTGAAATTCTCGTGAAACGCGCGTTTGGCACAAATGCCGACATGACCGCTATGCGGATGAACGAGATAGAGGATGCCGTTAAGTTCATGTCGACCCAATACGACAGCGCTGTAGCTCGCTTTGGTGCAGACAGCCCGCAGGCTGCCGCGCTTAAGCCTGGGGCAGACGTGTCGCGCGCAGGAGCCGCTTCTATCGCTGATGCTCAGCAGCGTGTGTTACGCATGGGTGCGGCAGCTGCCGTTGACACTACTTTTGATCCTGCAACTGGTCGGGAGGTCACACGGCTTAACACCACAAAGCTGGAAAGATTTGTCGGTGAGAACAAGGCCATGCTGGACCAGTTGGGTCTTACGCCTGACCTGACCGACGCTACTAAGGCAGAGAACGCCTTCCGCATGGTGCAGAACGAAAACAGCGCGTTGATGAAACGTGCTGCTGACCAATATGCGTTTGGCCAGGTTCTTAAAATAGGTAATGAGCGTCCTAGTCTTGCAATCGGCAGCATGCTTGGCGGCAACAACCCCGTCCGCGACATGAAGAACCTGGTCAAGATGGCCATGGATTCTGACAACCCAGAAGCTGCTGTTCGAGGACTGAAGCATTCGCTGTACGACTATGCGTACACAAAGGCTTCTGGCTCGGGCGGGAAGTTTAGTCCACAAGCTTTTGAGGACGCCTTCTTCAAGCCCCTGGGCCCAAAGCAGCCTTCTGTTGTAAATGTCATGCGCGCCAACGGCCTTATGACGCTTACCGAGATGAAGAATATCAAACGTCTCATAGACCCCATGACCCGCATCGAAAGGTCCATGGCAGCGGGACGCACGCTTGATCAGATAGTGCCTGGCAGCACTGCAATAGACGACCTGATGCAATCCGTTATTGGTGCACGAATCGGTGCCGCAGCGGTGCCGGGAGGCCCTGCCTCCCTGATTGCTGCGCAGGCAGGCTCTAAAGCAGTAAAGAACATTTTTTCCAAGATGCCTGGTCTAAGCACCGTGGCCGTTTTAGAACGAGCGGCTGCGGACCCTGCTTTTGCAGCGCTGCTGCTTAAAAGAGCTGAAACAGATAAAGAAAAGATTGAGCTTGGCCGACGGCTACATGGCTACCTTTATTCTGCAGGCTTAAACTACGCCACTTATGAAGAGCCTGAAGTAGCCCCTCTTCCTAACCCCAGGTCGCCGCTTTACAACAAACCTGCAGCGCAACAGTTGCGTGAGCTTCCTGCCGCGCCTTCCACTCGGGGGGTACCAGGGCTCAACCTTGCCCCCAAACCAGCCGGCCAGCCGGCTGCGTCAAACAACGCCCCTGCAAACCCTTCCGCGCGGTCCCAGTTCCAAGCGCTGTTCCCAAATGACAGCATTAGTGGTCTGGCCGCGCAGCAGGCACAGCAGCCGCCTGTGCCGCAGTAAGTCTCGCCATCCACTGGGTCTTGAAGTTTCGCCACTCTCGACCCGTGGTGGTGAACTCCTGCGTGGTGCCATCCTGCACCGCGATCAGTACGGCGCCAAAGTCAATGTTGGTGCCGTGCATCCAGTCATGGGCCGTGGCGTAAGCCGCAAGCTGGTGAAAGTAGTCGGTGATGTGCTCGTAGCGCTTGGGCTTGACCGACTGCTTGAAGTCCACAATGGCCAGCTTGCCACGGTACGTGGCCACCAAGTCGGTTGAACCCGCGTACTGCTGGCCGTAATGCAGCGACACCTCCGAGCCATGAATCTCGGAGATCGCACCGAAGTACCGGTTGGCCATGCGGAACGCCATCTCGTAGCCCCTCAAGGCCAGCCAGTCAGGGCTCACGGCCCACGGCTCGCCGCTCAAGATGTGCTCCAGCGCCAGGTGCATGTGCGTGCCCACGTGCGCCGCTTCCCCTTTTTGTCGATCGGCCTCCGCCTGGCCAACCCTGTCCGCCCATTCCTTGAGCGCCGCTTTGTCCTTGGTGCGGTCCAAGATGGTTGTCACCGATGGGACACGGCTGCCGTCCGGCAGTGCGTACATGCGGCCGGTGGGCGCGTCGATGCGCTCGAGCTTTTTGTAGTCAAAGCTCTTTGACCAAGGGATTAGATGAGCCATTGTTTGAAGTCCTCTCCCAGCACTTGGGTTGCGATGTCGATCTTGCTGCGCAGTGCCTTGACGATCTTCTCGTCTACGGTGCCGACGGCAATCAGGTCAATGTAGGTCACGTTCTTGGTCTGGCCAATGCGGTGTGCGCGGTCCTCGGACTGCAGGCGTTTTTCCAGGTCGAAGCTGTTGCTGTAGTAGACCATCGTGTGCGCGGCCGTGAGGGTCAGGCCATAGCCGCCTGTGCTCGGGTTGCCCACGAAAAAGCGCAGCTCGCTGTCCATGTTTTGGAAGTCGTCAACGATGCGCTGGCGCTCCTCTGACACCGTGTCCCCGTAGTAGGTGGCCACGCTGTTCATGCCGTACTCTTTGGCCAAGGCCAGCTTGATGGCCTCGATGTCGTGCCGGTAGTTGGCCCAGATGATGAGCTTGCCATCTGTTTCCTCTACGACAGCCAGCAGCTCTTCCAGGCGCTTGTTGGGCAGCTCAATGATGGTGCCGTCGTCCAGCTTGGCATGGCCACACACGATTTGATGCAGGCGCATGAGCTGTGTCAGGGCGTTGACCGTGCTGATCAGGCCGCCGTCGATCTGCGCCATGGCGTAGGCCTTCATCTCGTTGTAGGCCTTCACCTGCTCAGGCGTCAGGTCCACTTCGCGCTTGACGTAGAGCTTGTCCGGCAGGTCCAAGCACTCCTCTTTTTTGACCCGATAGGCAAAGCGATCAAGCTTTTCCTTGAGCTCGTCCAAGCGTCGGTAGCCTACGATCTGCTTGAAGCTGTGGGTATTGAGCTGGCGCTCCACGGTGACGCAGTAGCGGGCCTGGAACACGTAGAAGCTGCTGACGTTCAGGCAGCCGTCTGACAGGAAGGCGCACTGCTGGTACAGGTCCATCGGGCTCTTGGTGACCGGGGAGCCCGTGAGGATGCGCCGGAACCGCGCGCCACGGCCCACCTTCTCGGTATTCTTGCTTCGAGCTGAGCTGTGCGTCTTGATGGTGGTGCTCTCGTCAATCGCCATCATGGCGTCGTGCACCAGCAAGAAACGCTTGGCAAAGGCGGTGCCCTTGGCCGTGCTAAAGGCCTCGACGTTCATGACCAGGATTTTGAGGTCCTCTGTCACGGTGAACAGCTCGTCCAGGGCCTGCTGCTCGGCCTTACGGGGCGACGGGTTCCAGATCGCCATGCGGTAGACAATGTGGTCGGGCAAGTGCTTGGGGATTTCGGTGTTAAACCAGTTGCGGTAAACGCCCTTGGGTGCCACGATCAAAAACCCGTTGATCTTGCCCTTGTCGTAGAGCATGGCCACGTTGTTGATGAGCATGAAGCTCTTGCCCGTGCCCATATCGGCAAACAAAGCGGCTACAGGGTATTCCCAGAAGCGCTCGAGGTAAGCCTGTTGATGGACAAACGGCTTGTTTTTAAACGGGTAGGTCGATAAAAATTGATTCATGATGTCTATCTTTCTGGCAGGGGTTGCGTTTCCCTGAAAATGTAGTGTACACTGGCCCCTCGAATTCAGAAAGGAGAAATTCACGTGCCCAAGGTTTACGTTGTCTCAGAGACTACGCAACACAACATTGCAAGCGCTCTGGACTATGGCCAGATCGAAACTATTCTGCCGCCCAATGCGCAGATAGCATTCTCTGTTGTGCCGACAGTCCGCCGCATCCAGCGCAAGTTGGAGAAATTTACCGATGAGGACTTCTTGCTCCTCATTGGTGACCCATCTGCCATAGGCATTGCCTGTGCAGTAGCTGCCAGTAAAAACAATGGCCGCTTTAAGTGTCTCAAGTGGGACAAGCGCGAACGCCGCTACATTCCGCTGGAGGTTGATTTGTTCAAGAAAGGAGAAAGTGATGAGTCTTACGAATTTATTTGAGGATGACGCAGGTGCCTTGAAGGTATCTGACGATCAGGTATCTGGTATCGCCGGTCTTGCCCGTCGTGCCAAGCTCTTGGAGAAAGAGATTGCTGACATGGAAGAGGTGCTTAAAGAGCGCTCTGAACAGTACCGCAAGCTCACCGAGCAGACCATTCCCGAGGCCATGGCCGAGACAGGCATGAAGAAGTTTGTGATGGAGGATGGCTCGTCCATTGACATCAAGCCGTACTACGGTGCAAGCATCCCTAAAGCCCGTCAGGCAGAAGCGTACCAGTGGCTGCGCGATCACCAGTCTGACGACATCATTAAGAACACCATCAGCGTCCGCTTTGGGCGCGGTGAAGACGAGCTCTCTGCCCGTCTGCTGAATCTCCTGGGCGAGCAAGGCTACCCTGCCGAGCAAGCACAGAAGATAGAACCCCAGACCCTCAAGGCCTGGGTCAAGGAACGTGTCGAGAAGGGTCAGCCCGTTGACACAGAACTTTTTGGCGTATTTATTGGCCAAAAAGCCATCATCAAATCAAACTGAAACAAGGAAAACGAACCATGGCTAAGACCGAAATTGCAGCACAACAGGCCAGCACTGCACTGGCAATCATGAGCGACCTGGAGCAAGACGCAGGCGCGGGCTTTGACGGCATGACCCAAGAGGACTATGCGCTGCCCTTCTTGCGACTGCTTACCAACGTCAGCCCAGAAGTGGGCGAAATTGACGGCGCACTGCCCGGCATGCTGCTCAACAGCGTGACAGGCGAGCTGTTTGACGGCAAGCGCGGTATCACCGTTGTGCCATGCGCCTATGTGCGCCAGTACATTGAGTGGGCACCTCGCGGCCAAGGCAGCGGCGCACCTGTGCACATCTACCCTGCTACCAGCGACATCCTGTCCCAGACCCACAAGGAACCTGGCGACAACAAGGACTACCTGGACAACGGCAACTACATCGAGAACACTGCGAACTACTACGTGATGATCATCAGCGACGCGGGCACTCCCGAACCTGCTTTGATCACCATGAAGTCCACGCAGCTCAAGAAGAGCCGCAAGTGGAATTCCATGATGCAGTCTGTCAAAGTGCAGGGCAAGAACGGCCTGTTCACGCCCCCTATGTACAGCCAGCTGTACAAGCTGACTACCGTGGCCGAGTCTAACGACAAGGGCAAGTGGTTTGGCTGGGAAGTCGAGCGCACTGGCCCTGTGGAGTCCACAGACATTTACAATGCCGCTAAATCATTTGCGCAATCAGTCGGCGCGGGTGACGTGAAAGTGAAGCACGAAAGCGAAACTGGTGCGGCTGGCAATAACGCTGCACCGTTCTGATTTTCGGGGCCGAAAATGTTCGGGAGACTGATAGTTGATGCACGCCAGGTAGCTCCTGGCGGGCAGTCTACGGGTACCCCTTCCGGCTTGAGTAGGCCCCACCTCACTAGAAAGAAGAAATGACTGACATCACTCGGTTCAAGGCGATTTTTTCCGGCCTGGACATCGCTTATGGAACATACAAAATTGAGTCATCCCGTGGAGACGGAAAACAGGCAGGCAAGGCCGTCGTGGTGCGCAAGCCACCGACTGACGACTTGTGGGTCAAACACCTTGAAGGCGCTGAGCCGAGTCTGGGAATTATCCCGATCCGGGCGGATAACTCCTGTATCTGGGGCTGTATTGACATTGACCAGTATCCACTGGACCACACGGGACTGATCAAGAAGGTCCGCAGCCTGGAGCTGCCGATGGTGGTGTGCCGCAGCAAGTCTGGTGGCGCACACGTCTTCCTCTTCACCAAAGAGCCGATCCCCGCTGGTGAGATGCAGCGGTTCCTCAAAGCCTGTGCTGCCCTGCTGGGCGAAGCGGGTCGCGAGATATTCCCCAAGCAAGCTGAGATTTTGGTCGACCGTGGCGACACGGGCAACTTTCTGAACCTGCCGTACTTTGGCGGGGACATGTCCACCCGGTACGCCATCAAGGATGATGGCTCGGCCGCAACCCTCGAAGAGTTCTACGCGCTCTACGACCAGTGGGTCCAAGGTCCCGATCTGAAATTCCCCGAAGAGCCCAAAGCGCCTGATCACCCGATCAAGGATGGCCCGCCCTGCTTGCAGGCACTGTGCGCCCAAGGCGTGCCCGAAGGCACCCGCAACAACGCGCTCTTCAACATCGGCATCTACCTCAAGAAGGTCATCCCCATCCACTGGGACGACGCACTGGTGGAGCACAACCTCAAGTACGTTTCCCCGCCGCTGCCCAACAACGAGGTGCAAATCCTGGTCAAGCAGTTGCACAAGAAAGATTACCGCTACAAGTGCAAGGACGCCCCGCTCAACAGCTTTTGCAACAGCGGCCTTTGCAGGACACGCAAACACGGGATCGGGGCCCACGGGCCTGACTCCCCGCAGATGTCCTCGCTGTCCAAGTACAACTCCGAGCCGCCGCTCTGGTTCTTGGACATCAACGGCAAGCGCATAGAGCTGGACACAGAAAGCCTCTTTGCCCAAGCAGCATTCCAAAAGGCCTGCGTCGAGAAGCTCAACCTGCTGCCGCCCACGCTGCGCAAGCAGGACTGGGAGCTGATGCTCAACGCGCTGCTCAAGGAAATGGTCGAGACCGAGCAGATCACCGAGGCGTCCGAAGACACCAGCATCACTGGGCGCTTCACGGACATGCTGGAAGAGTTCTGCACACACCTGCAGCAAGCCATGGATCGCGACGAAATCCTCATGGGCCGCCCTTGGACGGATGACGAAGAGGCCAAGACCTACTTCCGCATGAAGGACCTGGAAGCGCACCTGCTGCGCAACAACTTCAAGGGCATGACCCATCCCAAGATGGCGCAGCGCCTGCGCGACATGGGTGGCGAGCCCATATCACTGTTCCTCAAGGGCCGCACTGCCCGCTGCTGGCGCATCCCGCGCTTCAGCCGTCAAGACGCCCCGTTTGATACGCCCGAGCAACGAACCCAAGGGAGCCCATTCTGATGCTGAAAATTGACGGACACGACAACGCGATTCTTGGCCCCGCCATGATCTGGAGGGGCAACACCACGGTGGACGTCTTGGTTTATGACGCAGAGGTCATCCGAGACAACCTTGTCAAAGAGGGCATGGACCGTGAAGAGGCACGCGAATACATTGAGTTCAACATCGAGGGCGCATACGTTGGTGAGCACACCCCTGTGTTGGTTTGGCCAGACGACGAGTGGGACCTGGAGCAAGAATGAACATCACCAAAGTTTTCGGCCCACCCGGCTCTGGCAAGACGACGTTCCTCCTGAGCATCGTTGAGCAAGAGCTGGAGAGTGGCGTGCACCCGATGAAGATCGGCTACTTTGCCTTCACCAAGAAGGCCGCTACCGAGGCCCGTGATCGGGCGATCCAAAAGTTTCCAAACCTCAACCACGAGACTGACTTCCCGTTCTTTCGCACCCTGCACAGCCTGGCTTATCGGTGCCTTGGCATCAGCACCAAAGACATGATGTCGCCCGACCACTACAAAGAGTTTGCCAAAGAGGCAGGCATTGAGCTGGCCATTGAGAACGGGGACGAAGAGTTTGCGGTCAAGGTGGATCACCCTATCCTCAATGAGATCAACATCGCCCGCATCCGGGGCATGGACCTGCGCACGCACTACAACAACTCCAAGATGGACATCGAGTGGTTTCACTTTGAGTATGTCGAGCGGGCCTACCGTCACTACAAGACGTCCCGCAACCTGCTGGACTTCACCGACCTTTTGGAATACGTGCTGCTTGAACCAGAGCGCCTGCCAAAGCTCGAAGCATTGATCATTGACGAGGCGCAAGACCTCTCACGCTTGCAATGGAGGCTGGTCGAGCAACTTGCGTTGCGCGCCCAGCGCTGCTTTTTGGCAGGCGACGATGACCAGGCTGTTTACACTTGGGCTGGAGCCGACGTCGCAAGCTTCCTGGGGTTTACAGGTGATGTCAAAGTCCTTGACCAGTCTTACCGAGTCCCCGCCAAAATCCACGCCTTAGCCAACCAGGTGGTGACGCGCATCAAGCATCGCCAGCCAAAGGTCTGGAAAGCCCGTGAAGAGACAGGCTCGATCAGCTATTACAACGACTTCAGCCAGGTCGACATCAGCCACGGCAACTGGCTCATCCTGGCCGCCGCAAACTACATGCTCACGGACATGCACGACTGGATCAAGAGCCAAGGCCTGCTGTTCGAGCGCCACGGCCAACGCAGCGTCAGCGAGAGCATCCTCACCGCCGTGCTGGGCTGGGAGAAGCTGCGCAAGGGCGGCGAAGTGCCGTTCCCCGTGGTCAAGATGATCTACAAGTACATGGACGGCGACCACATCAAGCATGGCCACAAGATGCTGCGCACGGCGGACCCTGCAGGCATGTACACACTCCTTCTCCTGAAAGAAAAGCACGGACTTCTTGCAGAAGAAATCTGGCACAAGGTGCTGACTAAGATCAGCGAGGACCGCCGGGACTATCTGATCTCGCTCTTGCGCCGCAACACGCGGCTCACGGGCCACGTGCCCATCAAGCTGTCCACGATCCACGGGGCCAAGGGCGGCGAGGCAGACAACGTGCTGCTGCTGTCGGACCTGTCGACCAAGTTCGCCAAGGACTATGACAAGAACTCAGACGACATCAACCGTCTGTTGTACGTGGGCATCACCCGCGCTAAACAAACACTGCACATCGTGCTGCCAAAGAATGAACAGAAAGGCTTCAGACTATGAAGCGCGACACCAAGACCATGTCCATGTTCCCTCGGATTTCCGAGTGGCTCCCCCCACAAATTTTCCCTAACTTGAGCGAAGCAAAGGAGATTGCAATTGACCTGGAAACCTGTGATCCGAACATGGAGTCGCTTGGTCCTGGCTGGCCTCGCAACGACGGTTTTATCGTTGGGTACGCAATCGCTGTGGATGGCTGGGCTGGCTATTTTCCTGTTGCTCATGCTGGTGGTGGAAATCTTGATAAGCGTCTGGTGGAGCGGTGGGTCAAAGACGTCCTCGCCACCCCCGCCGACAAGATCATGCACAACGCCGCCTACGACCTCGGCTGGCTACGAGCCACCGGCTTCGAGGTGAACGGCACGATCTACGACACCATGCTTGCCGCGCCCTTGCTGGACGAGAACCGCTTTGCCTACAGCTTGAACAGCCTGGGCTTTGATTACCTCAAGGAGATCAAGTCCGAGCAGGGCTTGAAAGAGTCCGCGTCCGACTTTGGTGTGCACCCCAAAAAGGAGCTGTGGAAGCTGCCTGCCATGCACGTGGGCGATTACGCCGAGCAGGACGCCGCGCTCACGCTCAAGCTCTGGCACCACTTCAAGGCCCTGCTGGCCCGCGATGAGGTCGAGTCCATCTTTGATCTCGAGACAGAGGTGCTGCCGGTGCTGGTGGACATCACGCTTAAGGGCATCAACTTTGACCGCGCCAAGTGCGAGGCGCACATGCGCGACATGCGCACCAAGGAAAAGGAAATCCTGCAGTACCTGAAGAGCCAAGCAGGCATGCAGGTGGACATCTGGGCTGCCCAGTCCATCGCCGCAGCCTTTGACCGCATGGGCGTGCAGTA